GACAAGAAATAGAATTACTACAGAACTATCCGAAACATAAAACATTTACTTTTACGACATCGGGTTCTTCTGCAGAAACTGCATTAGATATAGCAGCTAATTTTGAAGAAGTAAACAAAATATCATTTGTTGTAGAACTAGCAGACGCTTTTATAGAGTTTGATGGCACTGCAACATCATCTAATATGTTAATACCTCAGAATGAAGGATACTCAGATTCCGGTATCTACGTTGCTGATAAACTTAGCATAATCAGGTCTTCATCAACAAACGCTAGAATTAGAGGAATCGCATGGGGGAGATAATCTATGCCTGTAGGACAAGGTGCCAGAAATAATATTGTATTAGGTGGTCTTGGTAGACCTTCACTTTTTGATACTAATGTAAAAGCTACGTCTATTGATGAAGATATTTTTAGTGACCAGACAGAAGTTACTGCAGTACAAGACGCAGATTTAGTTTTAGTTTTAGATACATCTGAAACACCCGATAAAATAAAATTTATTACACATGCTAATCTTACTGCTGGGTTTCCTGCATTAACTGGAAGCACAGACAATACTGTTGTAACTGTAACAGGAACAGGGACTATAGCTGGAGAAGCTAATTTACTTTTTGATGGAACTATATTAACTAATGACGGTGGTGAAGTAGATATTGATATATCTTCTGGCGACCCACACCTTTCTTTTCAAATTGGAGGAACAGACAAATTTACTATTGGTGTAGACGATGATGATAGTGATAAGTTAAAGATTGACACTGGAGGCACAGTTGGCGGTGCTACTAAACTTACTATGGATTCAAGTGGTAATATAGTTACTGCAGCTGAGTTAACAATTGGTAGTAAATTAAAAATGCCTTCAAACACTGCTGATAAATTACTTATAGCAGATGGCACAAGTTTTGAAGAAGTAGCTATAGGTGACTTATCAGAAATATCTTCAGTCGCAAATGATGATGTGTTGGTTGCAATAGATACAGATGCAGGAAGTCTTAAAAAAATTACAAGGTCAACACTTGTGGCGGGTCTTTCAGCAGGTACTGAAATATCAAATGTTGTAGAAGATAGTACACCTCAACTTGGTGGAGACTTAGATGTAAATAGCAATAATATAGTATCAACATCAAATGGCAATATAAGTTTATTACCTAATGGTTCAGGTAAAGTGATTGCAGATGGTGATGGTAGCTCAGGTGGTATATCTTTATCAGATGGAGTGATTGATATTAGAACTGGCACAGGCTCAGTTGCAAAAGTTTTATTTTACTGTGAGTCTTCAAACGCTCACGCTCAAACATTACAAGCTCAGCCACATTCAGCAGGTGTAACAAACACTCTTACATTGCCAGCTGGTTCTAGTTCAACTTTAGTATCTTTAGTATCAACAGATACATTAACTAACAAAACATTAACTACACCAAAGATAGCAGAGATTGATTCATTGTCATCTGGTAGTATTACTCTTGATGCTGAAGCAGATATAATATTAGATGCAGACGGTGCGAACATTATATTTAAAGATGATGGTACATCAATATTAGATATTGCTAATTCATCTTCTGATGTTGAGTTTACAGTAAGCACTGCAGATAAAAACTTTGCAATTAAAGGTACAGACGGCTCATCAGCAATTACCGCTTTAGATATAGACATGGCGTTAGCAGGTAAAGCTACGTTTAATGGAGATGTTGTAGTTGGAGGTGATTTAACAATCACGGGTGATGATTTATTTATGAACACAAACACAGCAGGACACATTCTTGTTGGTGATGATACAAATTACAATCCAGTAGCTGTAAGTGGTGATGTTAGTTTAGCATCAAATGGTGCAGTTACAATAGCAAACAACGCTGTTGAGTCAGGAATGTTAAACAATAACATAATTTCTGGTCTTACTGAAATAACATCAGGTTTAGCAGACGCTGATGAGTTACTCTATTCAGATGCTGGGACAATTAAAAGGGTAGGGCTAGATACTCTATCAACTAAAATTTTAACTGGCAACGCAACAACTGCAACTGATGCTACTAACTCATCTCATGTTTTGGTTACAGATAATGAAAGCACAGATGAAAATAACTTAATTACTTTTGTTGAAGATGGTACAAGTTCTACTGGTAATGTAGGATTAGAGATGGATGGAAACCTTACATATAATCCAAGCTCAGGAACATTAACTGCTACAAATCTTGCTGGTACATTAACAACAGCAGCACAGACAAACATAACATCTGTTGGTACACTTACTACTCTTACAGTAGACAATGTAATTACAAATGGCACAACTATTGGGCATACTGACGATACAGACTTAATGACATTGGCAGATGGAGTTCTTACTGTTGCAGGTGAAGTTTCAATGACTACCCTAGACATAGGTGGTACTAATGTAGGTTCTACAGCAGCAGAATTAAATTTATTAGACGGTTCTGCTAAATCTACTTCATCTATAACAATTGCAGATTCAGATGCTTTCATAGTAATAGATGGAACAACTTCAAAGCAAATACCTGCTAGTGATATTAAAACATATGCAGCAGGAGCTGCGGCTACTAAAGGATTTGCAACAGCAATGGCAATTGCTTTATAAATAACTAGAAAGTAAGTATAATAAATATAGGAGACTAAACAAATGGCACAAGATTTTGAAAATAGCATAGCTAGAGATAAAGGCACTGCAGGGGCAGACATTAGAGTTGCTGATAGTGATGACGCTATTGTAGGATTACGCCTTGCTAACATTACTACAGGAGCAATCGCTGTAGATGTATTTATTACAAGAAGTAGTGCAAATTATTTTTTAGTTAAAGGTGCCACTATCCCTGCTGGTTCCTCTTTAGAACTTATTGATGGGGGAAGCAAAATAGTCTTAATGAGTGGTGATACATTAAAAGTAGATTGCGATACAGATAACGCATTAGACGTATGGTGCAGTGTAGTAGACACAATTAGCGAATAGGAGATTGACATATGGCATATATTGGAAATCAACCTGCTGAAACGCCAGTAAAAGAAATTTTAGAAACCGATATAAAAATTGGTGAAGACGACCAGACTAAAATTGACTTTGCTGATGCAAACAAAATAAACTTTCATGCGAACAACGCCAAGGAAATGGTGTTAGTAGAAAATGCTTTAACTCCGGGTGGAGATGATGGTACAGCACTAGGTACAACAGCTCTTAAGTGGTCTGATTTATTTTTAGCTAGTGGTGGGGTAATGAATTTTAATAACGGTAATGTTACCCTAACCCATAGTGCTGATACATTAACAGTAGTTGGAGCCACAGTCGCATTTACTGCATCTACAGCAGTGACAGTCAGTAATGATTTAAAACTTGTTAGTGATTCTGCTATCTTATCATTAGGAGCAGATGATGATGCTACACTAACACATGATGGTACTACTGGACTGACAATAGCTGCTACACCAATATCTATTGACTCTACAGGTTCTTTGGACTTGAACTCTACCACTGGTGATATTAACTTACAAGATGGCGGTGTTAATCAAATTGCTTTTGATTTAGATGGCACTGCTGGTGAAGTAATTATAAAACCAATGGTTGATAGTGATGATTTAGTTATCAAACAATATGATGGCACAGAGGTAATTCGTATAGAGGATGATGCTAGTTTAGGTTTAGTAGGCAACAAACTTAATATTGCTAATTCATCAGGTGATGTAATTATAAAACCACTAGATGACGAAAAAGATATTATATTTCAACAAAGAGATGGTACTGAGGTTGCAAGAATTGAAGACAATGCAACATTTAATGTTGTTACAGACAAACTTGCTATTAATGGTACTGCTGTTACAGCAACTGCTGCTGAACTTAATCTTATAGATGGTGGTACATCAGTTGGTGGTTCTGTTACTGTTGCAGATTCTGATGGATTTATTTTGAATGATGGTGGGACAATGAAAACCATTCCTGCATCAGATGTAAAGACTTACGCAGGTGGTAGTGGTGGTGCTTATTCCCTTGTATCTAGCACTAACTTTGGTGCAAGTAGCACTATGACACATGCATTTTCAAATATATTTACAGAAGAAAATGCAAACTACAGAATATATCTCCAGATGGGTCAATACAACCAAAGTGGTACTCCATTTCCATATCTAAGATTGTATACAGATACAGGAACAACTGAAGGTTCAACTGTTAGATATCATGGTAGAAGTGTTGGTTCAGGTGCTGTGTCTACAGAAACTAATTTAGGTACAGGAAATAGTGCTGGTTCTTCTGGTGATGAATGGTCAATGATATGTGCAACTGATACTAATGCTGGTGTGATTCAAGGTGATGACTTTCCAGCTTATCATGCAGTTATAGATATATTTAATGCTAGGCATACAACTGGAACTAGCCAAACAACAAATAGAGATAGAGTAACTTCTATTTCATGTCATGGTGGTTATATGGATATGGCAGGATACTTTAAACAATTTAGTTTTGAACTTCACATGGATGAAGCACAAGAATTATTTGGTTTCGGTATACATACATCAAAATACTATCCTGACTCTGATGGTGCTTTAGGGACAAACCTGCATGGTTCAAATAATCCTACTGAAGGTATGGCAGGGCAATTTGATTTATATAAAATAAGCGTTACATAGGAGATATTATGGCTACATGGAAAGATACAGATGGTTTTACAGATGCACAAGTCGCTGTGTTAAATAATTTAAGTGATTCAAGATATAACAATGATATTTATAATTGGTCAAATGGATACTTTCAATCAACCCTTGTTGATACTGATGTAGAAAATTTAAGAGCGATGGTAAATATTACAAATTATCAATTAGTAAGTGTTAATCCATCTGTTTTACAAAGCACTTTAAATGTTACATACGATAGTGCTAGTGATTATACAGACCAAGAAAAGTCTTGGATTGCAGGTTGGAAATTCAATAATGCAGGGAAAATAGGTTTTGCAATAGCAAGAGCCAAAAGATTATTAGCACTTTCCTATGCAGACCAAACTATCATAGACTTATTAGGAGAATCATTATAATGGCATATATAGGGAATAAACCACCAGTTGTAAGTAATTTAATAACTGATATAAAAATTGGTGAGGATGACCAAACCAAGATTGATTTTGAAACAGCAGATGAAATACATTTTTATGCAGCGAATGCACACGAAATAACTTTAGCTGCTAATGAGTTTTCGCCGAATCTTAGCGATGGCATAGCTTTAGGAACGGGTACAAAGATGTGGTCAGACTTGTTTCTTGCAAGTGGTGCTGTAATAAATTTTAATAATGGAAACGTAACTATAACCCATAGTTCTAATACACTGACAGTAGCTGCGGCTACAGTAGCTTTTACAGCATCTACAGCAGTAACGGTAAGTAATGATTTAAAACTATCTAGCGATTCTGCTATTTTATCATTAGGTGCAGATGATGATGCTACACTAACACATGATGGAACCACAGGGTTAACAATAGCAGCGAACCCAATTACATTAGATTCTGGTGGAGATATAACATTTGATGCGGCTGGTAATGATTTTAGTTTTCAAGCTGGTGGCACAGAAGTATTAAAAATAACTAACTCATCTAGCGATGTTATCATAAAACCTATTGCGGATGATAAAGACCTTATTTTTCAACAAAGAGACGGGACTGAGGTAGCAAGGGTAGAAGATAACGGAACATTTAATATAGTAACTGACAAATTAGCAATCAATGGTACTGCAGTTACAGCTACAGCAGCAGAACTAAACTTTATAGATGGGGGTGCAACTGTAGGAACTACTGCGGTAGCAGATGGTGACGGTATTATTCATAATGACGATGGAACAATGAAAGTTACAAGTGCTGCTACTTTTAAAACTTATTTCCAAAGTGGGCTTAGTTCAGGGCTAAGTGCACAACAAACTTTAGTTTTTTCACTAGCAGCATAATATAGTATAATAGGTATAGGAGACCAAAAATATGGCACAAGATTTTGAAAATTCATTAGTAAGAGTTACCCAATCAGCGGTTGCGTTACATACACCAAACAGTGATGATTTAATCATTGGAATTATGTTATGCAATCAAGATACTGACGACAATGTTATAGACGTTTATATTACAAATGGCGGTGTTAATTATTTTGTTGCAAAATCATTAAGTCTACCAGCAGGTTCATCAGTACAATTACTAACAGGTGGTGCAAAATTAATAATGAAAAGCGGTGACGTATTGTATGGTGACCTTACAACAGGTAACGACAACGATACACACGCAATTGTTAGCTATATAGACGCAGCATCGTAAGGAGGAATTATGCCAGATAATTTTTTCGGTAACGCACCTAACCATGCTATGCCATTTGACAGCGTTACTTATAATGGTGGTACTGTGCCTACAACTGCAGGCTACCATTTAGTAAAGCGTGGTACTTATGGTGATGTAACACTTAGTACAAACAAATGTATTATAGAGTTTGATGGTGGTTGCACACTTAGTTCACTAAGAATAACAGCAGACCAATGCGTTGTAATATTTGGTCCAAGATTAAGAATTACAGGCGATAAGTCAAATGGCATGATAAGTATTACAGGTGACAGAAACTATGTGTACTTAGGTCCGAACTCTGTGGTAACAGATAACGGAACACCAAATGCTAGAAACAGCACAGACGCTGGCAATGGTATGGCTTGTGTTATTAGTGGTTCTTACAATACTGTAGAAGGTGCTAATTGGTCATCTATGCTAATAGGTCCACATAGTGCAGGTGCAGCATATAATAGTAGTGGTACAGCAGAACACAATACTTTTAAAAATTTAAGAGGTAGAAACAGACCTAATGAAGGTTCTTATGTGTCAACAGCAGACTGGCATGCGTCTGCACCACATACTACTTTTTACAATTGCTTGTCTGATTATGCTAGTCCGGGTGGTACTAATACCGAAAATCTTGGTGGTTATAAAAACGGCACTTTTAAATTTGGACCGATAGCAGGAACAGGTAGTGCAAGCAATAGTAATGGTAATGGCTATGGTTCTAAAGTTATTTATGGTTATCAGGATTGTTCAGGCAATAGTCCTTATGGCAGTGCAACTTCTTTGCCAACAGGAAGTTCAGCAAATAATAATTTTGGCATACAAAACTACGGAGCTCCACATTCGCAATTAATAGGTACATACTTAGATAGTGATGGTCAAACTGCGTCATTAGGTATGTATGAGCCATACACATTAATTTACGGTTGTATTTGGGATAGTGCTAGTAACATGTCACAAGAAGCAACTGGTACATGCGTAGCAAGTATATTTAAAGACCCAAGCAACTCTAATGGCACACAAACAGACAACGTAGCAGTTGGTGGAAGTATAACAGCGTTGACTAATGATTAAGGAGATACATGCCTAAATATGCACAAACAATAAATATAGAAGGGCATAGTGGAATACACAGCGAAGAGTACGAAAGAATTGTATTTACTAGAGGAAACTATACTGCTGTGGAAATTGCAGGCGATTACAATGTTATTATTATAAACGCTGGTTGTAGATTTGACGGCAAGTTTGTAGTGTCAGGTGATTACAATAAAATTACAATACACAATGACGTAAACTTTAACAATGGCATACTTATAGGTAATGACACAGATGCATCAATTGGTGTAGGTAATCATATTAAATGTTTAGGCAAAACATACATTACAAGGGACACTGCACAGCTCAACGATACTGTAAACTATGCTTTACAAATAAATGGTGACTACACACATTGGGAAGGTAGTGGCATGAATACTAAAGTTGTTGCAATAACTGCATCAGGTAAAAAAACTCATGCTGGCACGATTGGTAGAAATGTTGCTGGTAACGCACTGTCTACAGCAACAAAGTGGTGTATAGTAGAAAAAACTAATTTTATGGTTCTTTATGACGGCTCATCACATGGGTCGCAAAAATATGCACTGCGTGTTAATGGTGGGCAAACTGATGTTGCTTGTGGTCATTTAATTACAAACAACTGGTTCGGTACTTTAGGTGAATACGATACTTCTATAAGTGCAGGACAAGACACTACAGGAAGTGGTGGTCAAGTTATATTAGAAGGTGCTACAACAAGATTTGTAGAAAATCATATACAACCAGCTTATGGTACTACTTCAGGGGGCATTAATTTAAACCTTGCTGGAAGACGTAATATTGTTTTATTTAATCATATAGCACATGGTGGTGATTATGGTATTGATATGAGTCCTGCTGATAACTGTGTTGTTTCGGGTAACTTAGTTTATTGGAATTACGCAAAAAGCACTTCTATTCATCCTATTAGAGTTGATAGTGGTGTTGACAGAACTGTTATTGCTGGCAATAGAATAGGTAACACAAGTAGTATAACTGGTAGTGGCACAAATAATTCTATAAGCAACAACGAAGGGGGTACTTTATAATGGCAGAAACATTTAATTATTTTTCACATCAAAAATTTACACCAAACTATATACATGGTATTGACGGTGAGTTTGAGAATGTAAGTAGTGTTACAAGTAGTGCTGATTGCACTGCTGTTATAGAAGCAGGTAACAATATCATGTTTACAGGTAACATGGCACAAGTTGATTGGTCAGCTACTAACGAAGTTGCAAGAAAAGACATGACTTGGAAAACTGGTGTAACAATATCTGACTTACATTATTTTAATGCAGAATACACCACCTTAAATTTACAAGCAGGCACAAGTGCAATGCAACCATTATTATTTGATGCTGCATATGGCTCAAATGTAAACGCTGTAGGTGCTGCTGATATTACAAACGTAAACTTTACAGGGAATAGGCACGCACCAAATACTACTTTAAACGATGAAGTTGGAACAGTACCTTATACATTTCAAGGTACTGGTTATGAAACATACATGAAGCATTCAGGTGAGATGGCAATAGTTGACACCAACCCCGGCGTACAAGACCCAGCAATGGGTGATGTAGATGACGGCTTTGGTACGTTCCACTGTGGTTACGAAAGTTATGACGTTATGAGCATGTCATACGCACCTCACAAATTTAGTGCTTCAAGCGATTATCGTGCAATAAGTCATGGTGGTCAGTCGCCTGACTTTGTAGACTTTAGAAATTGCACTGTAGGAATGGTTAATGGTACACGAACAATATCAAATTCTAATGGTGTACCGGGTGCAATGTTAACGACACGGGATAGTGAGTATTATTATCTATCATTTATTATGGCAGACTTTAGTAGTCATAGGCAGGTCTTTAAAGGTAATGCTGATAAACTGCACGTAAGAAATTGCGTTGTTGCAGGATTTACAGACTCAACAAGTAATCACAATGAGCCAAGCAACAGTTACGTTTATAAAAAAAGCATACTAAATGGCTTTCAATTTTTAGAAATGGAAAGCAGTGCTGGAAGTAGCAACAGCAATCATGATGGGGGTGGTATCGGTAGTGCAGATGATGACGCACTAATTGTTGCTTCTACAATAGAAATGCAAAGTGCCGATGCTTCAGGTGATGCTTTAAGAATATTAAGTGGTGCAAATGACAACGTGGTTTATGGTAATACTATACATAGCAACAATACAAGTTACGGTGATTTCCTTGATGAAGCAAGTGACGGAACAGTAGCAGGTAACAGTACTAATACATAAAGGAGAAATATATGGCAACATGGAACGGAACAGATGGTTACACAGATGACCAAGTTACACAATTAAATAAAGTTACAGACGCTAGAAAAACAGCAGATACAAATACAGAAATGGTAGAAGCAGTAAGCATGTGGGATGAATCTTCTTTTAAAGAAAGATTGAAAACATACAGTGCTGACGAAATAAAAGCATTGGTAAACATTAAAAGTTATAGTGTTGGTCATTCGGACACAACTGCAACTGTTGTTTATGACACAGATGCAAACGACTACAGCACACAGCAACAAACATGGATTGCAGGTTTTACAATTAAAAGCAATTGGATACAAAAACTTCCACAGATGTTAGCTTCTGCAGAAAGGTTAAAAGCATTAAGCTATACTGACCAAACTATAATAGATATTTTAAGAGAATATTAAAAAAATTAGTATAATATAAGTAGAACTTGCAAAATGAGTTGGAATAAGTTAAGATACGATTTTAGGAGGTAAAAATGCCAATAGAAACTAAAACGTATAAACACTATTGGAAAGATAGGAAATGGTGGCAAGATGAGGAGTATGTTGAATTTCCAGTCTTAACATATAAAAAACACTATACAAGAACTAAAACAGTTGAGAGAAAAATAAAGAGTTTATTAAGAAGGGGCAAATCTTTTATATTAAACACCAATATTTTAACTGGAGATGATATACTATATGTAAGTGGTTTTAACGGAATGGTTCAACCATGTGAGGATGCATCTCAAGAATGCAAAGATGTGTGGTATACTAAAAAAGAAGAAGGGCATTATTTATATGTCAATAATTGTCTACCCTTTTTGAATGGGGTTAGACCGGTATGGGGAGACCCCCCACCGCAAAGAAAAAAAAGAGCCTCTATAAAAAGGGGCATTAGTTCAAGGAGAAATGCATGAGCGAAAGCATAGACATAAAATCAGATTTGAAAATTATGGAAGAAGAGTTGGTAAAACTTCAAGATGAACTCGCAAAAATAGAGACATCTAGGAATCAAACACTTCAAAAACTCCATCAATTATCAGGTGCAGCTGCGTATTTGAGAGGTAAATTACCCCCTGAAGAACAGCCGGTAGTAGAACAGCCAGAAGAAAAGCCTGAAGAAACAACGGAGGAAAACTCGGAGGGTTAAACAATGCCTACAGTGGCAAATGAACAATTTGATTACGTCAGAATAGATACTGGTGGAGGTGTTTTTACTAATAGGGATTTAGAGGCAAGGTCTCTTACAGGGACTTCTTTTTCAGTATTAGAAGGTACTGACGACTTTTTATATTTAGGAGATGACGCTAAGTTTGATATGGCAATATTTGACATAGACACAGGCGGTAGTTTTACAGCACCTTTAAAATATGAGTATTTTAATGGGACTAGTTTTACAGAATTTATTCCTGATACTCAAGAATTTAATTTTAATAGAGACGATGATGGAACATATGAGGGTGAAGCTTATGGATTTGCAGGGGATGGCGTAGAGATATTCCCATTAAGAGTGATAAGTGATTGGGCTAAAACAACTGTTGATGCAGGACAGTCTGCGTATTGGATACGAATAAGTGCACCAAATGGTGTAACTACTGCTGCAACCGTTAAAAATATTAGAAAAAGAGCTGTAGAAGCCTATTGTACTACACAAGAAGTATTTGAATTGTTACAACTCGCTAATGTAACAGGCACTACAGATTTTAGTACCTCAACTATTCCGAGTAAAGCTACAGTAGAAACTTATATAGCAGGGGCACAAGCTCAAATAGACTATCAAACCAGAAAATCTTGGAGACCTAATTATGTTGCAGATGAAAAACATGATTTTAATATTTTTGGATTTAAGTTAGACAGACCAGACGCGTATAAAATATTAGATTTATCGGTATGGGATGGTAACGCATATGATACTAGAACGCAGGGTAGAAATCAAGACTATTTCTTAGTAAGAGATACAGGAATGGTGCATTTTTCTAGATACTTCTTTTTACCTGCAAGATTTAGAGGATTCAATACACCAACATTTAGATTTGGTGGGGGTGAATTTATAGCACCTGTAAGAGTTAGATATCTATATGGTAGAAACATTGGAACTGATGCTAGAGAAGCAAACTATGTTCATGAGATAGCCAAAAAATTAGCAGCTATTGAAGTGTTGAAAAATTCAGATTTTGGTAATATGGCTGTAAGTGGTATGGACAGAGTGCCATTAGCTCAAAAATTACAAATGTTTACACAAGAGACTACAGAAGGAATAGAGTCTTTGAAAGCAGTGGAGATATTCTAATATGCCAACAGAACCAGTACCAGTTACAGATTTACTAACTGATATAGAAGGTCAATGGACTTTCAGTAATGTTAGTGGTACATCTAAAAAACCGGGTTTTATTGAAGTAAATGGAGCAAGTGAGCCATTAAGATATAACTTAAACGTCAATGACCAAATTATAGGTAGAGCAGGTAACCCCACTTTACAAGAAAACCCAATAGGTAACTATAAATTTGGAGATAGAATATACTACGTTGCGTTAGAGATATATACGAATGTTAGTAGACAACGACTATATGACTTAATGAGAGAAGTAAGAAGAATATGCCACGCTAGAATACATAGTTTAACAAATTTTCAAAGAATTAGATTTGTAAATTTTAATGAGTCAACAGATACTCAAGTAAACTTATGGACTGGGATAATTCAAATAGAGTTAGTTAACAACTCTGTATCTTTAGAAACATAAGAAAAATTAGTATAATATAAATATAAGGAGAATACAATGGCAGTCTATCGAAGTGACCAAGCACAATTGACAATAGCAGCAGAAGCAGCCCCCGGAGGTGACCCAGAATTAAATTCAGGTACTCGTCACACCGGAGGTTTCAATGGTTTAATAAATAACGCAAACGGTATTGCTGCAGGAAGCACACAAATTACTTATGATAACGGAAGTAATACTTTATATAAAGGTGACTTTATAAGAATAGGTAATGTAAACGCAGGAAGTAGCGAATCTAGTAGTGATGCAGATGGAAGTACAGTCAATGAATATGAAATTAGAAGAGTGGTTCATTTTACTGGAACAACTGCTGGAACTATATTTTTAGATAGACCTACTGCATTTTTTCATGCAAATAATGAAATTGTTATTAATGTAGAGGGAAGTTCAGCTACTGAAGAATTTAGTTATATAACAACTGTTCCCGGTATATATGAAGGTGTAACTTTACCAGAATTTACGCCTACAATTGAACCTAGATATTTATTAGGTACGTCAGCAGATAGAAACTTTACCATTGCTTACTCTGGGTCTCAATCTTTTAATGGAGCACTATCAAGTTTTGTTGTGGTGGATGCGTCACCTTTAAGATTTCCTATAGGTAAAATGACCACTGTACCTTCGTCTGTAGCATCTGATAGTATTAAATTAGATGGAGCAGTTAAAAAAGGTGACTTATTTATTGATTGTGATGGAAGTGATGTAGGAAACTTAGCAGTAAATGACTATATTCAGATTGTAAATGCTGATGGAACCACTACTACTTCCGAAGTTAGGCAAATAGTTGATGAGCCCGGAACTAATATATTTAGACTAGATAAACCTTTAAGATTTGACCATGCAGATGACTCAGATATCCATGAGGTTTCTGGAGGAGCTTCTCCATCAGGAACATTTACTCATACAATTACAGAAACTTTTGATTTAGATACTCTATCATGGAATGTATTATTTAGAGATACAGCAGAAACTGCTGCAAATGATTTACAAAGAAGATATGTAGGTGGTATTGTAGATAGTGCTACTTTAAGTGCGAGTGAGGGTGGAATGTTAATGATGAGTTATGACTCTGTACCATTCTTAGATATGGTTCACAACCAAGCTAATCAAGGAACAGTAGGTAATAATTTATTTGCTGATGGTGGTGGTTCAGAGGATGCTGGTATGCCAAGATACTCTATGATGAACTCAATCGATACAACAGATATTATTTTCCCAACAACAGAACCTTATTACTTCTCTCAAGGTAGTTTTACTCTATTTGGACAAGAATTTGCTAGAGTAAGAAATGTTTCTATTTCAATGGCTAACTCAGTCGAGCCTAGATACTATATAAGTCCGAGGCACGGTAGACACAGAGGACCAAGTGAATTTAGAGAAGGTAGAAGGTCATACTCAATGGCTTGCACAGTAGCATTACCAGATACAGTGGGAGCGACTGAGACTGATGTAAATAGTGCTAACGAAATATTTAAACAAGTATTACTAGAGGGTAACTACGGTGATGGTAATGGTTTATCTGGATTTGGGGTAACATTGACCTTTACTAGAGGAACTAATGATACAATAACTATAACGATACCAAATGATACTACTGCAGCTACAGGGTTAAATGAAGCAGGAGCATTTATTTTAAGTGCTCCATACAATATAACAGGAGACCCTATAATTCAAGTTGATTTAGATATCTTATTTAGAAATATGAAAATAGAAGTAGTAGATACAAAACCATCGTATATATAAGGAGATTATATGACAACAGAAAATAGCCCAGCACAGAAAAGTTTTGACATAAGTAAATACAAAGTTAACGCTACAGATAGAGAAGTAGTTGATGTAGAAGTAGGAGAAGATAAGTTTAAAGTTGAAATCAAACCTTTAACTTGGTTTAGAAAAAATCAACTTGTCACTCAATGTATGACTTTCACTTCTGGTGGAGAAACTAAATTTGATGGAAGTAAATATGTTAAAGAGGTATTAAAAGAAATAGTAACAGATGCTCCGTGGGGTAAAACTACGGATGCTTTTTTACAAAGCATAAATTCTGAACTAGGTCAAGCTTTAGAAAGCATAGTACCAAAAGCATTTTTAAATCAAGAATTAGATGTTGATGCGATAAAAAAAGGGTAGACCGCTTTCTTAAAGGAGTACCGGTCAGTACAGAGGAAGCGGCAATATATAAATTTTGGACCATGGTAAATACATTAATGGAAATGGGTTTATCATTCTCTGAGATTAAAGAATTAACTGATGACGAATATATAATGATATTAGCAACTAAAATAGCAATAAAAGATAAAGAAAGTGAGCAGTTGAAATCACAAACAGCAGCAGCTCAAGCACCTAAATTTAGGATGCCTACAAGGGGATTATACTAATGGCTGAGTCAATATTTAGATTTTTAATGGATGATGCTTTATCTACCACTAGTGGTGGAGCTCAAGATAGAGGTAGTCAAGATGTAAAAGATGACTTTGAAGAGGAAGCAAAAGCAAATCAAAATAGGAAAAAAAGTCTTCAACAATTAGTTGGTATACAGTTTACTTTAGCTGCGATGTTAAAACAATCATCTATCTTTACGGGTACTCTTGGAGCATTGTTTCAAGTAATTGGTGCCTTTGTAGATATACTATTAGCCGCATTCTTTCCCTTACTTAGTGGTGGACTAAAGTTTATCATGAAATTTATAGACCCTTTGAAAGCTATTTCAGCGGGAATATCAGAAGTGGTGACCTTTGTAATAAAACTATTCACTAAAGTAGGAGATATTTTTAATACTATAAAAGGTTTTTTTGGATTCGGTGATAATCAGGCTAGTGAAGGTACAGGACTAAATAAAGGTCAAAGTAGTGAAGGTGCAGGTTTGGCACAAACCATAGGTAATGTTATATTTGGTGCTGGTAAAGGTATAGGCAAAAGAATCCCGATGTTAGGAAGTTTACTTAGAATTGGTTCTGGAGCTGCAGATTTTTTCTCAGCTGATGATGCAGCAGGTAAAACAACTGCTGTAGTTCAAACAATTGTAGGCACTACTTTAGCTGGTTTATTTGGGGCAGGTGGGGCAGCTGCTGGTTCATTTCTTGCACCGGGAGTTGGTACAGTTGCAGGTGGAGCAATCGGTGCTGGGGCTTATGAAGCAACGCTTGCTAGCACAGTTGACAATGCGATACATAGTATAATACATGGTATGATGGGTAGAAGCGAAGAAGATGCTCAATACGCACATCAATTACCACAATAGTAAAAGGAGTAAGTAATGGCATTATCAATACTTTTAACAGACATTGGGTCTATAACATCGATATCAAAGTTTTGTTTGCTTAATGGAGCTTTGGGTGCTGATGCTAATGGGAACAGTAGTGATGATATTAATATAGATAATACTAACAATGCGGCTTTTCCGGCAAGTGGTCCTCTTAGAACTATATTTGTAGAGGGTGAGGAAATAGGATACACAAGTAAAGGAAGTTCTACTCAATTCACAACTATTACTAGAGGGCTTAATAACACTAATATAAAAGCTCATGCCGACAATACTAATGTAACAGGTGTTAGAAGATATGCATTGAAAGCAGATTCGTTTGGAGTATCAATTGCAAAAACTCCTATTCAAGTAGCCTTCCCTCAAAATAGTCCGGAACTATTAGAATTAGGTATGTTTAGACCAAGTATAACTTTAAGTGGCACTGTTGATAGAGACCAGTCTGATACACCTGAAATAGTTACAGGTCCTGCTAAAGGTCATAGTAGTGATACTGATAAAACAAATTACTTTGTACCTACTCAAAAACAATTAGAGGATTTAGCTACAGATGTGATATATGATGATAGTGTTACACCGCTTCAATTGATTGTGCAAACTTCCGCAGGTACTACTTATGCTACTTATGACGTAGCTATTAATCAATGTAGATTTGATTTAGCTCCGGGTACAGAAGATAGGTATCAATTTTCTATGAGCTTTGTTGGAAAAGATAGACAGGAGTCATAATGCCAGTTGGAACTAGTCCTAGAGTAGCACGAATGTTAGTAGAGTATTGGAGTGGCTCTGCTTGGGTCAGTCTTGCAGATACTGACGGCACATCTAGAGTATTACGAATAGAAATACAAGACTTGTTAAATGCTCCTAGAATGGCTACCATTCAATTATTTAATCCTAGAACATCTTCATCTAATATTTTTGAAACTGGTGATTTTGATACAGTTCTTAAAAATAAAATGAAGATAAGAATAACAGACCAAGCTACTAAAAGTATTTTATTTTTAGGTAAAGTTGATGATATAGCACCTGAAAATACCTTAAGAGGCTATACAATAACTGTGACTGCATATGACAGTTTAATTGAACTGCAACAAAATATTTTAAAAAAAGACACATTGAATGACAGTGCTAGAAGTCAAAAACCCGGTGTCGGTAAAAATGCTTTTATATCTCAAGACATTGCACAATTAATAGATTTTGGAAGTTATAACCAAGGAACAGGTGATAGGTCAATTGAAATAGTTAATACTACTGATAGTGATGATACAGGAGCTTATAGATTTCAAACATCATTAGGTAAAACAAGCACAAAAGATAAAGACTTTACGAAGTCAGGTAATAACTTTTTAAATGCCATAAAAAGACTTGGAGAACTTGAAGCAGGAATAGAGTCTACAGCATCAGGTGCGATTACTGGTGATTTGAAGCCCTACAACTTTTATGTAGATACAAATTTTAAAACTACTGCTACGAATACTGAAGGCACGGACAACTTCTTCAACTACTTTCCAGCAGGGTGTATGCCAGCAGCGGCTCAATCAGGAACTAGTTATACTGTTTCTAATCCTGCAGATGATGGGCTGACATTAGTATTTGGGACTGGTGATACAATAGCTGAAACAGGGCAGACATTAAAAATGTTACCTTCCTTCTCTTTTGAAGATATTGCAAGAGAACGTACTACACACCTAAATGCTCACTTCGTCAATCCTGTAACTGGGTTTGCTGAAGATATAGAATTTGAAGTATTTAATTATAAATCTATAACTAATGGTACGACTATACAAGATTTATATGAACCTAGTGGCACCGGCACCGGAGGTACCGAAACGAGTAAAACAATAACTCAAGGTCAAGGAGGTGTATTTGATGCAGCCAGCGGAGGTAACAATATAGGGTTTTTACAATATTTAAGCAACACGGGTGGAGCAGGATTTGCTTTATTATCAGGAACTACTGGGGATGCTGGTAGTATAAGACACTCTGTTGCCGCTGGAGAGCAACTACATATTAGAAACGCAGGTGGTACTACGGTAGGTACAATTACATTATCAGACACAACTGATGCTAATGGTAGTGATATTTTTAGACCTCAACAAGTATTTAAACAAAAAGTATTAAGAAACTTCAGTATTGAAACTGGAGATATAATAATGATTAGAAGAGCTATCGCATCGGCATTTGCAAATAAAGATACAAGAAGAGTGCGTGCTACGTTTAGTATGGCAAGTGGTTATCCATATCACTTTGTAGAGGGGCAAGTAAATTCTGTATCAACTAATACGATAACTGATAGCACCATAGCTAATCAACACTCTACAACAACAGATGGTTTAGCATCTGCAAATATAGATAGTTTTCCTACTGCTGGCGTAAGAACAGGTATGGTGTTACATAAGCTTTCTGGTGAGGGTGGCATCATGGAGGAGTATGGGTATATTAGTAAGACAGAAGATAATAGCTTAACTGCTACCTTAACTAACTCAGCTACCTTTTCTACCAATGATTATTATAGAACTTATATACCATTAAGAGCAGGACACTCTGTTCAGATTAAAAACTTAGCCATTAACTCTAGTCCTTTCACCCATGTTGTAACAGATATAAAATATACTGAGGGTGAAAAAGGTTTTATGACAGAAATTAATACTGTGGGTGATGTTTCAAATCCTAAAGCGTCAACTGCAGGACCTAGAATAAAACCTGCTACTCCCCCAATTGTATATGATGATGAAACTTATGCTGAAGGTATTCCATTAGGATTACAATTAGCTAACTTTTCTGGTACGTTTAGTGCAGGTAATACAAGTGGAGGTAATAAAAATACGGCTATATCATACAGTTCGGGTACACTAGAGGTAAATGGTGAAACATTTAATATTTCAGCTGGCGATAGTGAAGATGCTACAACCGGTTTAAATGGAGCTATGGCGGATGGTACAAATAACATAATTTCGTTCAACCCAGACGTGTCAGAAACAAAATTTATAATTGAAACTGAAACTAATTTTAAAAATAATGCAACAACTGCTGGAGGCGGTTCAGGAAATGATGCAAGTTTTAATCAACATAAAAATGTAATAAAAGTAGGAACGACTAAAAAAGCTAGTCATACTGCTGCCGAGGCATCTTTTGAATTAACTCATATGGAGTTACCGGGTAATAACTTTAAATTTGATAAAGATTCAATATCTGCTAAGTCTATAACAGCAGACGAGATAAAAGCCAATACAATCACAGCATCTGAGATAGCTGCTAATACAATTACAGCGAGTCAAATAGAAGCTGGTACAATAACAGCTACTGAATTAGCTTCAGGAGCAGTAACAGTTGGTGGAAGTAGTGCTACTAGTGGAGCTAGATTTGTAGTTACACATCCAAATGCAAATCCTACAGGAGCTGGGACAGATTTCTTTAGAGCATATGATGGTAGTAATTCAAGCAGTAATGCTTCTGGATTCTGGTTTAACTTAGATTCACACAATCAATCTTTACAGATAGCAGACGGAGCAGCTAGTCCTACTGTCATAGTTGAAATAGATAAAGGCGGTATAGATATAAAAGATGGAAGTGAATCTACATCATTTTTAAATTTCTTTAAGAGTAGCACTAATATTATGAAAATGTTTGCAGCATCAACTACACATAATAGTTCAACAGTAAACTTTCAAATGTTTTTTCCTACTAATAATGCTGTGTTACAAGTGGGAAGCGGAGGTGCTTTTGTACTACAACCCCATGTTTCAAACACTGATACATCATTAGGCACTGCTAGTAAAGGGTGGAATAAGTTTTATACTGCTAACATATATAGCACAGAAACAAACCTACAGATTAATGCACCTTTAAATCTTACAGGTGCAGATGGCACAGCTAGAAGCCTTATAACGAGTGCTGGCAATCTTACAATTGATGCACAGGGTAGTAATGATGATATTATATTCAAAGGTACTTCAGGTGCATCCGATGTAACCATGCTTACTCTTGACGCTAGTACAGGAGGAAATGCTACATTTAACAAATCAATATATTTAGGTGATGTTGATACTGCAACTGCTGATGCATACGGTATATTTAGATTTACAGCAGACCCAGCTGGGGGAAGTAATGATGTATTAGCCTTTAATGCAGGGCAAACCAATGCTACACCGGCAAGTACAACTAATGATTCAGCATTTTGGACTATGTGGACTCAAGCTCCTGATTCAAATACAAGTAGATTACATTTTGAACCTATAGATGACTTTAGCACAGCAGATGGACATGCTCATAACTTTGCTTATATTGGATATAATAATCCATTAGTTGCTGTTAATTCTTTTTATCACTATTCTGGAGGAGGTTCTGCTAGTAATCCAACACACTCTTTCTATGGTGACTCTGATACAGGAATGTATAATATTTCTGCAGATAGATTAGGGTTTGCTACTGGTGGTACACAAAGAACCACTATAGATAGTAGTGGTACAACACTTAATACCATATCGTCAGGAACTGAGGCTTTTAATATATTCGTAACTTCTGCAGGACTAATAAAATTTGTATCATCATCTGAAAGATATAAGAAAGATATTGTTAGTTTAACTACCCCATCTGAAAAAATATACGATTTAGAACCAGTTAACTTTACTTGGAAAGAAACAGGTGAAAAAGATTTTGGACTTATTGCAGAAAAAGTGCACGAACTTATTCCAGAATTAGCTGTGTTAAAAGATGGAAGACCTGAGTCAGTAAAATACTCAATGTTATCTGTGTTATTATTAAATGAAGTACAAAAATTAAAGAAAGAAATAGAAGAATTAAAGGAGAACAAGTAATGCCAGACATAACAATTTCACTTACCGATGCTCAATGGACAAGAGTTGTAGCAGCATCTACTTACATAGCAGGAGTAGATGGAGGCACTGTTACAACAGACTATTTGTCAACTAGGTGGAAAGAACAACTTAGCGAATGGGTAAAAGCATATGAGCATGAACAGGCAACAGTTAATGACTTCTAATGAAAGCCAAAAACAAGATAGTAAGGTTGCGTAATAAGTACCCTTTAATGTCTTCAGCGGAAATTAGTAGGAAAGTAGGGGTCAGTCGTGTCTATGTTCATAATATTTTAAAGCAAAATGACCTACAAACTAAGGTTCCAAAACCCCAAAAGGTGGTATACTGTAAAGAGTGTGGGGAGATAACCACCGATAAAGGTAGAATACACAAAGGAGAATGTACTTTTAACTCAAGATTCATGAGATTGACATGTTCTTGGTGCAAAATACCTTTTTATAGAAGAAAAACGATAGTAAAAGTAAGGATAAAGAATAAATTAAAGAATATTTACTGTTCATACAAGTGTTATGCCGAATATAGACGATACAATGCAAATAAACGATGAGTTAATTGAAAAATGGGAGCCAAAAATCTATAAAATGTTGCAAAATGCTTACATTGAGGGGTGGGAGAAGGAAGATTTAGTCCAAGAGCTTAGATTGACAGTAATTAGGGCGGCAAAAAAGTATAATCCAAATAAAAATGCGTCATTTCACACTTATTTACACACTGCAATGGTAAATACCTTAAGAACTTTACATACAAAGTCCACTAAAAAGGTACAAACAGTCAGTATGGATAGAAATAACTCATCTGGTCACGCAGATAACGATGATTTTACATTAAAAGATTTATTACCTAGTGAAGACAATCATATAGATGAAATTAGGTTAGACCATTTTTTAAATTCTTTAGGCTTAGAAAAAAGTGAAAAAGAGTTCTTGACAATGAAGTATAAAAATTATACTATGGAACGCATACAAGATAATTTGACTGATACTTCGATATATAAAGTCAAGAAATCTTTAAGAAATAAGTATAAAGAAGGAGAATAGTTGGAAAATTTTAATTTTATAGAGTCGGGACTCATATTTGGATTATGTGAGTCAAACAATTACAAAGCTTTTACGCATCCTGTAAAAGACTTTGCTAATCATGGAGAAGCATACAAATTTATTCAAAAGCATTTAGATGAATACAAAGAGTTTCCTAAGTGTGAAGTATTATTAGAAAAGTTTCCTCAGTTATCAAAAGATGCAAAAGACATAAACTTTCAATATGCATTAGGTGAATTTAAGAAACATGTAATGTACAGGAATATTATCTCTGCCTTCTCTGAACAGAAGCCTATACTGAGGGAAGACCCGAAGAAAGCTTTATCATTAATTATGGATGGCTTACATGATGTAGAGATATTACATGATGCTGATGTAGTTCAGTATGATTCAGGTGAGTTGGATAGATTTGAAGAGTGGAAAGAGAAGAATGCTAAAAGAGAACTAGGTGATGGCATGATAGGTATACCTACACCATTTAATGTTATAAATTCAACAGGTATGGGATGGCAACCGGGAGATTTAATTACTGCTTATGCTAGACCAACTGTAGGTAAGACTTGGTTATGTTGTAAGATAGCAGCAATAGCAGTAGAGAAAGGATTTAAGACATTATTAGTATCTACAGAAATGACTAGAGCTTCTATAAATCTAAGGATGGATGTTATACTAGGTCATATGAGAGGTTTTAATCTATCACATTCTGCTATACGAAACGGTAATGAAATAGATGAGAGTGAATATAAAAGGTTTCTAACCGAGACTGATTCTAAAAATCTATTAATATGTGACCATATTAGTGGTGAGGATAGTATATCTCTACCTAGTATAAATAATCTAGTTAGGAAATACTCTCCTGACTTATTAGTAATAGATGGCGTATACTTAATATCTCAAGATAGTAACAAGGCTGCATGGGAGCAATCACATTCATTGTTTTATGGACTAAAGAACTTAGCACTATCTACTAATACGGCGATAATGGCATCAACTCAAGCTACTAGAGATGCGGCTGACATGTATGTGCCACCTGCTCCTAGTCAAGTGGCATTTGGTGATGCATTGATTAGAGCGTCAGATGTGGCAGTATCTATGTCAATGATGAAAGATGATTTAGATATGCCGATAGCAGATAAAAGACAAATACAATTTCAAAAATATAGAGATGGGGATTTAGCATTTAATGACTTTGACTTTATATGGAGGGTAAACAATGGACACATTGAGCAAGCTAATGCATAAATATAAAGACCAAACCTTTTTACAATTAAGGTGTGGTAAATGTAGTGCTAATGGTAAACTTAAAACTGGATTGACAGTGAAAGTGCCTATACTAAAAGCAGACGGAAGTGCAAAAGTTAAAATATTAGGAATAATAAAAGACGACCCCTCATGTATAAAATGTGGAACTACATTTCCTGAGGGATATAGACAAGTAAAAGATGACATCATATACAGGATTAGACCAACAAAAACAAGATATGATAGACTGGACTGAAATCTTACACAAGATTGGTGTAGATGTACCATTAGGTGCAGAACAGTTTAATATAGAATGTCCTTTTCATAAGGATGATAAACCTTCGTTAGCTATAAATACTAATAAAGGTGTATGGATATGCTTTGCTGGCTGTGGTCAAGGTAGTTTAAAAAGCTTTATAAGAAAACGTATGGGATGGAGTGCTCGTAAAATACTAGACTTTTTAGTAGAGAACTCGGAGGGTTATGACCCTGTAAAAATGTTTGAGATAGATACTCCTGCCCCTCTTGGATTATCAGCACTTGAAGAAAAAGAGTTCCCTTTTAAACAATATGTAGTGCCTAAATGGATATTTGACAGAGGGTTTGATAAGTTTACATTGAATAGATGGGGGTGTGGCATAACATCTAGTAATGGATTAGTAATCCCTGCTCATAATAAAGATGCAAAACTAGTTGGGTGGATAATTAGAAGGGAGTTTGGTGTGCCTAAATATGTTTACGCTAAAGGATTTAAGAAATCACATATATTATTTGGGCAACCATTAGTGGATACATCCAATGCAGTGTGTATAACTGAAGGTGCACTAGATGCAATGTGGTTGAATCAGCTTGGATATCAGGCAGTTGCTTTACTTGGTATGCAAATGTCTAAGGTTCAAGAGGAGTTAATATTAGAATTACCATCTAAAGAAATTATCTTATGTTTAGATAATGATGAAGCAGGTGAAAAAGGTAGAGATTACATATTGACAAGATTAAGAGGTCGTGTTAATATATCTTATCTGAAACTTCCTATAGGATATAAAGATGTGCAGGAAGTTAAAAATTATGATACAATAAAAGAAACAATAGAAAACCGGAGAATCTGGTGAAGGAGAAAAGATGGCAGGAATAGCCGACATACAAAACAGATACGAGAGTTATCAGAAGAATAGAAACTCTCTATCAAACAATAGCTTAGGCAGGGAACTGTTCTTGAAACAAGATGGAGACCAAGCCTTTATAAAATCAATAGCAACAGGGACACCTGAAGACCCTTATCTAGCAGAGATAAGATTGCACACTTTCAGAGAAGATGGAAGATGGCAGTCTGTTCTACATACTGAAGAAGGACCTGCAGATGAAGTTCCAGAAGGAAGTGTACCTTCAAGAAAGTTTGCTTTATGGGCATATGTATCAGAAGTTATACACCCTGAGAAACCAAACTTAGGACTCGCAGGAGACTTAGATTGGGAAGAACGCACATTACCATCAGGTAAGACTGTGTTTGTTGAGCCTATAAATGATTTTAGAATTATTACTCTAAGCTTCGGAAGAGGCAGATACCTATGGAATGAACTTGTCGACATATACAATGATTGGCAAGGACTAGATAAAGGTGTCCTTAGAATAAAAAGAAATGGTTTGAGCACTGATACTACTTATACCATTACAACTGTTTCTGATAAGAGTATTGAGATACCAGAAGATAGGATTAAGGAGACATCTGAATTGACTCCCCTTGATGAATATTTTGCCAATAGATATGGTAAAAAATTCGTACCATCTTCTAACAACAATACACCTATGGAAACACCTAAAGACGCAGTATCTACAATGTCTGATGATTCAGATGATGTAGAGATGCCTTTTTAGTAACCTCCTCTCAATCTCCTCCCCAAGTTTGACTCATCTTGGGGAGGATAAATAATTATGAACTCATTAATAGTAAATACAGATAATTTTAAAGATACACTTAGCTCACTTAAGAATGACTACAGTGCTACAAATACTTGGATAATAGACGTAGAAACTAACGGTTTAGATGTTTATAATTCTGATATTAAATTATGTGGTATAGGACTTACTCCCGTAACAAATCATGATACAATAGATGTCGCACCCACTTACTACTTTCCTGTAAGACATGAGGAAGGGAATAATTTAGAAATGTCTGACGTAAACGATTTGATACAGTTTCTAAATGATACATGTCATATACTTATTGGATACAATATTAAATTTGATGCTAAGTTTTTAGAAAAACAAGGGATGGATATATCTAATATGCAGATGATTGATGTGTTGGTCATGGTTAGAATGACAGAGGCTACCACAGTAAACAAATTAAGTCTATTGGATATAACTATAAAAGACTACGGAGAAGTTGCTGGTCAGTATGATTTAGATACAGACAAAATTCTAAAGTCAAACCGCACTGATGGAGTAAGATGGAAAGATAATTACTCGTTAGCACCTGTTGATGTATTAGGTCCATACTGTATAGAGGATGTTAAATGCACTAAAAGACTATATGTTGATAGATTATCTAAGATAAAACAAGCAGGTATGACTGACTTATTAAAGTTACAATGTAAGTTAAGTAAGGCTTTATATGATATGGAAAGCAGGGGTGTTGCTATAGATAATAAATATGCCCAAACTGCTAATAAAAGAATCCTTACAAGATTAAATAAGTTAGAGCAACGTATATATGATTTAGCCAAAAGTGAGTTAGGTTTTGATAAGATAGACTTTAAGTTTAATATTAGTAGTCCATCACAGATAGGGGAGATATTTAATAAGATGAATATACACTCTCCTGTTCAAACTAGCACGGGAGCAGAGGCTTGGAATGAAGCAGTCTTAGTTCAAGTTAATCACCCACTCGCAGGGTTGATAAGACAATATAGAACACTTAATAAATTTAATTCTACTTACATAGAGCCTTATTTAGAGATGCCCGTATTACATACAGGATTTAAAAACTGGGGTACTGTCACGGGTAGGTTATCATCTAGTAACCCTAATTTACAGAACATACCTAGAGACACGATATACGTTGCAGACAGGGAACTTGATGAAGAACAACGTGATGAAGTTAAGGGTAGGATATCTGCTTTGATATCTAGCAAAGGTGGCGATTCCACTGTGACTCTTACTGATGATGTGGTTGATACATGGAGTTTTTTAGGTGGAGATAAGTTTGATGTCAAAGATAAAACACAGATTGCTATACGACATCTATTCGTACCTCGTAAGGATTACACACTTATGGCGTATGATTACTCACAGATGGAAGTTAGAGTCTTCATGTATTATGTTGATAACGCTGAAATGAATGAACTCATGAAACAAGATGATGTAGACTTTCATGGAGAAGCAGCTAAGATAGCTTTTAATATGGATGAGGATAACCCTGAATTTAAGTTTTATAGACAATTAGCTAAGTCAATTACTTTTGGAGTTATATATGGTATTGGTAAAGATAAGCTGGCAATGCAATTAAATACAAGTGCTAATGAAGCTTTTAGATATAAAAAGACATATTTAGAAAACATGAAAGGGTCAAAAGAATTTTTTAACTCTGTGGTTAAGACTATTGAAACTAAGGGTTGGGTTAGAAATAAGTATGGAAGAATATACAAAGTTCCAAAAGATTATGCATATAGAGGTGTAAATTACTTGATTCAGGGCACAAGTGCTGATATTATGAGTGAAAGAATAGTAGAAATACACGATTACCTAAAAGATAAGAAGAGTAATCTACTACTTCAAGTGCACGATGAAGTTATATGTGAGATACATAAGTCGGAGTTGGATGAAGTAGCACCTAAAATTAAAGAACTAATGAAAGAAAACACATTGAATATCCCACTTGGTGTAGATATGGAAGTATGTAAGCCATCGTGGGCAGTGAAGGAAGATTATAAATTATGAAAGTAACAGCAAAGAAAAATGAAACTTTTGAAAAATTATTACGAAGGTTTAAAAAGTCTATTGAAAAAGATGATATAATTAAGACATATAGAAAAAAGTCAGAGTTTATACCGAAAAGTGTACAAAGACAACAGAAAATTAAAGATAAGTTACGAAAGAGTAGAGAAAATGGCAAAGGCTAAAAAGAAAACATTAAAAGATAAATTAGATATATATTTACAAGCTTTTGAGGAAGAAGTTATGCTCTATGATGAGTATGAAGATGCCTTTGTAGGACTAGGATATCAACAATACAAAGGTCCAATTGCTATATACGATGCAAGAAAGTGTGTCGAAATACTAACTGACAATTTTATGGATGACCCTGACTGTGAAAATAGAGAAGCGGCTGAAGAGATGGCAATAGAATGGTTTGACTATAACTCTGTTGGAGCATGGTATGGAGAAAAAACACCGATATTTATATCGACTACATTGGAGGATTTAGAATAATGACAGCAGGATGGAAAAACCCAAAAGCTCCTTATGATTTTACACAAGGAGAATGGGATGATTATCAAGAAAAGTACCCAAATTTATCTTGGGGAGAATATAAACAAATGAAACAATGGAATGTGGAGGAAAGAATGGCAAACAAAAAGTATAGTTTTATAGAAGCCTATAATAGACCTGTAAAAGAAGCTACCGACCCTGTACATTATCATTTTGATATAGAACCTTTTGATTACATACATGACAATCAGATGGGTTTTGCAGAGGGAAATGTGGTAAAATATATAACAAGGTGGAGATACAAAGAGAATGGTATTGAAGACCTTTATAAAGCAAAACAATATATAGATATGTTAATTTCAAAGGAGCTTACTAATGACTACAATGACTAAAAAAGAAAAACGTGACTTAATAACTTTAAATTATAATGGAAAGATAGCTAACATTTATTTTACTAGTGGGCGATTTGATGATTATATGGTAGGAGTAGACATGCCCGGAGCCGACCAACCTGTATACCCCAAAGACGAAGGTTACTTTGGTTATTTTAAAGGTTTAACTGAAAAAGAACGTAAACAAACATATGATGACTTTGTTGAGATATATTCGTTGACCACTAATAGAATAGATTTAAAAGTATGTAAAAAAATAGCTGATTTATCAAGACAATATAAAGACTCAGATGATTGGAAAATCCGCATGTCTGTAATTTATTATGGCATGGTTGCAGAAGAATTAAAAGAAAATATGATATTAGGGAAAAGAATGAAAAGGTTTGGAATGCATCAAACTTTAATTGAGGGTATGCCTGCAAAGCATGCAGCTGAATTTAGTAAAAAAGATAATTGGATTCACGGAAATATATGGAAAAGTAAAATTACAGGTGAGGAATATCCAAGAACATCAAATGAAAAAATAAGTATATTATTAGATAAACTAATGAAAGAAAGAGGATTTTAATATGGCGAAAGTCGGAGTAAAATTAGGATTTACATTTAGAGTAGGTCCACTAGATACAAATCAGTATGCAAGAATGGACATGGAGATACATGACATTAATACTGAGTTACCAATAGATGAACAACTAACAGAAGCAGGATTGACTATAGATAAAGCATACACTGCTATCCATGATAAGGTGGATGAAGAAATTAAGAACATCCTAACGAAGGGAAAGAAGAAGGATGCAAGCTGAACATGTTAGAGCTATAATTACTGAACAGTTTTTATCTGAACGAGAGTCACAAGAAGAAAAATGGGGTGAACAAATACATCACTCAGATGAATATTGGACTGTAATTCTAGCTGAAGAGTTTGGGGAGGTAGCTAGAGAAGTATACGAAAAGAATACACCCAAATTGTATAATGAACTTATTCAGTGTGGTGCTGTATGTATGGCTTGGGCGGAAGCAATACAAAAAAGAAATATGGAAAGACGAATAGAAAAAGGAGACGATTTACTTTGAAAGAAAATGCAGAAGCAATATTTAATGATTTATTAAACGATAAAAAACTTGCTACAAAGCGTGGAGATGATGAAAGTTTTGCTTATGGCAGAATACCTTTTAACATCCCACAGTTAGATAAGATTACAAATGGTGGTATCCCAAGAAAAAGATTTACTCTTTTATTTGGTGGGTGGTCATCTGGTAAGTCTTATATAGCATCACAGTTGTGTAAGTCTGTGCAAGAAGAGGGTGGAGTACCTATGTGGATAGACTTAGAAAAGTCTTGGGACCCAGCATGGATGGAAAAAGTTGGCGTAGATATAACTAAAATACTAGTTGCTGACCCCGCCACTGCAGAAGAATCATTCACAGTTGCACAAAAAGGACTACGAAGTGGTGTAGATTTAATCGTGTTAGATAGTGCTGCAGGTATAATACCAGCAGATATATTTAACAATGATAAAGGAATCGACTATAGTCCCATTGCATGGCAATCAAGAACATGGAATCAAATGTTAATTAGGTTACTCCCAGACCTAACATATGGTAGTTCTTTAGTTGCTATCAACCAGACTAGGGGAGCAATGGGACCAGTCACTGCTATGGAAACTATGCCGGGTGGAGAGGGTCAGAAGTTCTTTTCACACTGTTGCATGCAGGTATCCAAAGGCGGATGGATAAACGAACCAGCTTCATCTACCAATAGAGTAGGGTTTGAAATTAAAGTAAAACTATTGAAAGATAAGTTTGGTGGAGAGAAGTGGGAAGAAGTAGTAGTACCATTCCGTGTTGAAGGTGGAGTAGACATAGTAGAAACTTATGTAAGATTAGGACTAGAATATGGTCTAATAAAACAAACAGGAGCTTGGTATACTTATGAAAAGATGCCTAGTAAAGTAGCAGGTATCAATAAAGTAGTAGATTGGTTCAAGGCTAATCCTGATGACTACGAGGTATTTAAGAGTGAGACCGAAAAGTTTTACACCACAGGAGAATCTGATAGCGAAAGTTCTTGATGAAACAGGACTTCGTTATGCTAGGCAAGTGCCCATAGGAAACTATACTGTAGACTTCCTTATAACTGAAATGAATGTTATAATAGAAGCAGATGGTCCTTTTGGGCATCTAGCAAAACGTGATGCAAAGAGAGATGCTGATTTAATTGAGATGGGATTTGAAGAAGTTTGGCATCTCGAAGAAAAGACATACAAAGATATAAAGGATAGATTATGGCAGGAATTGAAGCTATAAACAATGCGATAAGTAACGAGCCTAAAGCTAAAAAGTCTAGTGGTAGAACCAAGAATCAAGATAGGTGGTTACTAAAATCTATTGATAATGCCATCTCATATAAGAATAGACCCCCGAGCAAAGGTAAATTTTATCCATCTTTATTTGGTAATCCTTGTGATAGATACTTGTATATGGCTTATAACGGTCTATTAGATTGGGATGAAATAGATGGTAGAATAAAACGAATATTTGACCATGGTGGAACTTTTGAAGACCGCATGAAAAAGTATTTGAAGAAAGCTGATATTTATATAGATGATGAAGTATCTGTAAAAAACGAAGACCCTCCTATATCAGGCAGGATTGACTTTATAATAAAACATGATAAGCATGAAGAAGCATTGTTAGAGTTAAAAACTATAAAAGATGAAGACTTCAAAGATTTAAAAGAAGCTCCAAAACACGAGCACACGATACAGTTACAGATATATCTTAACTTAACTGATAGAGAGTATGGTGTAGTTATGTATGAAAACAAAAATGACCAAAAATTAAAAGCTTTTAAAGTAGATGTTGACAAACAAATTTGGACTGATATACTTGATAGATGCAAAAGCATAATGAACATGTCAGAAGCACCTGTACAATGCACGGGTATGTGGTATTGTAAATGTAAAGGAGAAAGATAGTGGAAAAAAAATGGAGTTATAAAAGAGCATTACAATTAGCCCAAGAGGTTATGAAAGAGACAGGCATACCTAATATTACTATGGATGCAAATGCAGATGCTAATTTAGATTTCATAGATGTAATTCATGCATCTAATAAAAAACTAGAAGAGTATTTAGTAATCTATGGTGGATTCAAAGGGCAACTAGAACAACGTGTCGCAGACATTGAGACAAAGAGAGCTGCAATAGAAGCACAGGTTACTGAAAATTACAATATAGCTTTTGCTGACTTACTATCATCTCATGAGGGTAGGAAACCAACTAAGGATGAGTGTCGTGGTATTATAATGAAATCTAATGAGGGTATAGCACAACTTCAGAGAGATTTGATAGATGTTACTACAATTAAAAATAAATTAGATGCTCAACTTAGATTGTATACACAATGTTGGGCAACTGTTTCAAGAATCGTAGCCCTAAGAACTCAAGGAAATGATTAATTTGAGTATAATAATAATAGGAGGAAACTAACATGATGGGTAAATTAAGACCACAAATATTTTTAGCTATTATAGTGCTTGGACTTCTAAGTGCAGTTGGAGTATATTTTGGATATACAGAGATAGCCACAGGATGTACAGGTGGAATTATAGCATTAGGTATGAAAGTATTAGAATCAGAATAAATAAAAGGAGACATAATGACAAGCAAAGACATAGTAAAAGGAATAGCAAAGAGTTTACCAGTAGTAGGAGCACTTGCAGTTGGTGTAGGAGCAACTATGGCTGTATTTAAAAGAGATGCACTAGAAGATAAAGTGTATGACAAATTAACTGCTAGACAAATTATAAAAGAAGATATCCCTTTACAATAGATGGAAAAATATATAGGGATAGATTGCTCGTCTAAAGCTGTGCACATTGTAGTTTTAGATGGCAAAGAACAATTAATAGATAAATACAAATGGAGCTCAAATTTAAAAACGGCTGATGCAAGATTTTTAGATATAGTAGACCAGATACACAGTAACTTACCTGATTTCAAAGATGCTAAATTAGTGTGTGTTGAGGATTCTTTATATATACAGAACCCATTGACAACACGCACTATAACTGCTATAGTGTATTCAATTATTTACTTTTTACATCATTATGATATTAATTGTTTGACAACTAAACCTCAACAATGGAAAAAAGTTTTAGACAACAAAGAAGTATTTAAAAAAGGTAAGGCGAAAGAAACTATAATGAATTATGTAAAAAGCAAATGGCATCATGATGATTTTGATGAACAAGACTATGCTGATGCAGCTTGTGTAGCACTTTATGGTTTAAGACAAGAAAAGGAGAAAGATAATGGCAGCACCTAAAGGATATAAAAAGACTACAGGTCAAAAAAATAAAACGTATTTTTACGACACACCTGAACCGAAGGATAATAAAATAGAAGATAAATTACCTAAAGGCATGACTGCTGAAGAGTTTAAAGCAAAGTATGCTAAAGTTGTATGGTGTGACTATTACAAATGTATACATAATATACAAACTGAGGGAGCTAAACGAACTATAGCAACTCTATTAGAAAACCCTCAATACAAACCTCTCGGTCCAAAAGATGCAATGATAAGGGGTGTATGTAGTAGAGCTGAGATAGGTATAAAATTTAAAGAGATAAGCACAACGGGTGGTGTAAAGCACAAAGTTCCAGAGTGTTTTAATGCTGCTGGTAATAAAAACAAAGGCGGTATGGATTTTAGCAAGTTGTTACAATCCGATGGAAGTCCGCATGGAGGAAGCATTGAATCAGGAAACGCTGATACAGGATGGTCTAATGCTGCATATATGTAATGCCTAAGAAATTTTCACGACAAGTAAGAGACAGAGCATTTAAACTATACTTAGATGATACATATTCTGCACGCGAGATTGCTGAACAAGTATCTCAAGAATTTAGAGTAGCAGTAACTACTCCTACAATTTATAGTTGGATAAGAACTTTAGATTGGGATACTAAGAAAAAAGAAACGGAAGCAAAAGCTATGCAGAAAATGCAAGAAGATGAATCAACTAAGATAGCTAGAATGCAAGAGGAACACCAAGAACTATATAAGACTGTGAGAGACAAAGCTGGTATAGAATTAAATTCATTAACTTTTGAAAGAGCTTTTGATGCAGTAAAAGCTTTAGACATAGGTATACAAGGAGAAAGACAAGTTGCAGAAGGATTAATTAATGTGCAGTTTATACAAGATGTAGTTAATATCCTAGTAGATGAAATAGAAGATGTAGAACTTATTAAACGTATAGCAACTAAATTGAAAGTATTAATGGCATCAAAAGACAATGAGTGACGATTTAACAACATATAACAAAGCCTTTGAAATACTTGCAGAAAAACTAGAAAAAAGTAACAAGTATCAAATAGGTAGTTTCTGGGAATTTACTAGAGATATCTGGGCAGAGGGTTTTGAACATCCCGAATATTTTAGAGCTTGGCATGTAGGTAGATTAACTGAAGAAGTTGAAAAATGCATTGAAGATGGGCTTAATTATTTAGCAATTTTACCTAGAGCACATTTTAAATCTACCATATTAGGACATGCATTTAGTATTTGGAGAAGTTTAAAAGTACCGGGTAGTACAAATATATTATACTTATCTTATAGTGATACAATGGCTAAATACCATATCTCAGAAATAAATAAAGAAGTCAATAGAAATCCTATTTTAAAAGAAATGATGACTAATAAAGCACCTAAAGCTGACTTTACGTTTAGATACGATACAGGTAGTGGAGGTAGTGCTGAGATATTACATGGTGGATTGTTTTCTTTCAAAAGGGGTATGCACGTTAATGGAGCTTTGATTGCTGATGACATATTAAAAGACCCAGAGAGTCCGCTAGCTATTGGACAAATGTCTAAGATTGAAGACCATTTTTTAACAGAGTCTTTATTCATACCTAATCAAGGTGTTCCTGTTGTTATAGTGGGTACTCCAATGATGCCCGGAGATTTGTTGACAGTGTTAGAAAAAGATGATAGATTTGTTACTAGAAAGTTACCAGCACTAGACCCTGAACCGGGTAGAAGAGTGCTTATGCCTGAGTTATATAGTGAGGAATGGTTGTTAGAACAACAAAAAGCAAAACCTAAATCATTTGCTTCAGAGTTCTTACTTCAGCCACACTTTAATACTGAAGCATACTTTGATTCAGAAGATATAGAAAAATGTGAGGATGCTAATTTGAGGTCGTTACCGACTACAATTAAACATACATTTGCAGAAGATGAAGACATCTTTGCTGGATTTGATGTGGGTAAAAAAAGACACCCATCACATTTAGTTATCTTCAGAAGAAAGGGTGAAAGGATAGAACAAATTCATCAGTCGTGGTTAGATGGTTGGGATTATTCTGAACAGATAGTTTATCTTAATGAAGTAGCTGAGAACTTCGGACTTAGCAAAGGATACATAGATAATACTAGAGGTGAGTTAGAAGATAGAGGATTACATAGAACATGGTATCCTTTAGCATTTACTCTAAAGTCTAAGAATAATATGGCACATATTTTTGAAGAGTATGTACATTCTGGGAACTTATTCTTAATTCAAGACCACAGGCAACGTCAACAAATATTGTCTGTAAACAATGAATTGAAAGCTCCAGAAACTCCTATGGGACACGGTGATGCATTTTTTTCTATCGCTATGGCTTTACAAGCGGCGTATGAAACTGGTATATTTAGAATGCAAACTATTGGAAGTATCCAAGAATTTGCAAATGAATTGGAACCACCAGTTGGTAAACCGAAAGATAGCCAAAAATCATTATTGGATTTCCCAAAAAATGAGTATAATAATAACAGTAATTCTTCTTCGGAATCAGGTGCTCCCAATCCCTTGTGTACAGAAGATGTATGCAATCCAGCATTCTGGATTCCAAAAAGAAAATTATGTTTACATTGCAATTACAGAGGACAATTATAGGAGGAACTTACATTGGTCACGTTAACACAACAAGCAGAAACAGTCGCATCAAAAAGATATTACTTAAAAGACGAATCAGGTGAACCTGAAGAAAACGCAAACACGTTATTGAAACGAGTAGCTAAAGCTATAGCTTCCTCTGAAAAGTTGTATGGAAAGACAGATGCTGACACACAACTAACTGAAAAAGAATTTTATGACATGATGTCATCATTAAACTTTATTCCTAACTCGCCTACGTTAATGAACGCGGGCACTGAACAAGGAACATTATCCGCATGTTTTGTGCTACCTTTAGAAGATAGCATGGAAGATATTATGAAGGCGGCTCATGACATAGCTATGGTGCAAAAATTTGGTGGGGGCACAGGATTTGCATTAAGTAAACTCCGACCAAAGGGAGATAAGATTAAGACCACACATGGTATTGCATGTGGTCCAATACAAGTATTACAAACACTATCTAGAGTATCATCCATGATTACTCAAGGTGGTAAAAGAGATGGAGCAAATATGGCAGTAATGTCAGTTTATCATCCAGATATATTAGAGTTTATTGACTGTAAAAAAGTGGAAGGTGATATACATAACTTCAACATATCAGTAGGTGTAGACTCTAACTTTATGAAAGCCGTAGAAGCTAATCTTAATTACCCACTAATAAATCCAAAGACTAAACAAGTAGTTGGTGAACTAAATGCAAAAGAAGTATTTGATAAGATGGTATATGGTGCATGGAGAAATGGTGAACCGGGTATGATTTTCTTAGACGAAGTAAATAAGGACAACCATGTTACAGAAGAATATGGTGAGATGATTGCAACTAATCCATGTGGTGAACAGCCACTATTAGGAAACGAATCTTGTAACTTAGGGTCAATTAATTTAGCTAATTTTGTAGAATCTAGAGAAGTAAGACCTTACATTAAGTGGGATGAATTAAGAGCTACAATAAAAACAGCTACAAGATTTTTAGACAATGTAATTGATGCAAACAAATATGCAACTCCAGAAATAGAAAAAATGACTAAGGCTACAAGAAAAATAGGTTTAGGTATTATGGGATTTGCAGATATGCTTACACAACTTAGAGTATCATATGGCTCTAAAGAAGGCAGAAAGATAGGGTCTGATGTAATGAGATTCTTGAAAACTCACGCAGATAAAGCATCAATTGAATTAGCAGAAGAAAGAGGAACTTTCCCTGCATGGGATAACAGTGATTACAGTGATGATGAAAAGTATAGGAACGCTTGCCGACTAACTGTAGCCCCTACAGGAACTATCTCTATGTTTGCTGATGCGTCTAGTGGAGTAGAACCTTTGTTTTCTTTAGCATATAGAAAGATGAACATATTAGAAGGGGAGACTCTTTACTATGTAAATAAATACTTTGAACAAGATGCAAAGGAAATGGGTTTTTATTCAGAAGACCTTATGGAATATTTATCTGATGGTGGCTCACTTAAAGATAGAAGTGAAGTACCTGATGAAATAAAAGATATTTACACAACTGCACCTGAAATATCTCCTGAAGCACATGTAGGAATGCAAGCAGCTTTCCAACAATATTGTGATTCTGGGATATCTAAGACCATAAACTTCGCAAATGATGCTACAATAGAAGATGTGTACACAACTTACATGCTAGCTTGGAAAACAAAATGTAAAGGAATTACAGTTTACAGAGCTGGTAGCAGAGATAAAGAAGTATTGGTAACAGCACACAAGTCAGAAGAGACTACTGCTACTACAACGGAAGAACAACTTAATTTCTTTCAGGAAATAGAAGATGCAGAATGTTGTGCAGAACCTAACATAGTAATGGAATCTGGTTGTAAGACATGTAAAGTTTGTGGATGGAGTGCTTGTCACATAGCATAAATTCATAAATTTATAAAAAAACAGTATAATAATAGTAGGAGAAAAGATATGCCGATAGGTAATATGTTAAGAGATAGACAAGAACAGTATGTCGCACAAAAAGATAATACTGGTACTTGGAGAATACTCGATACTTGGCACGAAGATTTAACTAAATTAAGTCCAGAAGATGAGATAGATGACTCTAGTGAAGCAGTCACAGTGTTATCAGAAGGTGCTTTTTTAGCTTTAATTAGAGAGTCAACTAGATTAGGAGTGTTGCAAAATGCTGCTGTGATGGAAAACGAAGCTTTGGCTGACCAAGTAACAGAGTTAAAAGAAGAAAACAGTAGACTACAATTACAAATTGAAACTACCCCTGCAGTTGAAGTTACACACGAAGAAAAAGCAGGGTTAAAACAACATGCAATAGACACCATAGCCAAGATAGTAGCTATAGATAGTGTTGAAATAACTAAGGAATAAGTATGAAATTAGGAGATTATCTTCCAGAAGTTCCTGAAATGGCAAAACAAATGGGTCAACTCGGCTCACAAATGGAGATATTCAACGACTTAATGTTGAGTAAGTCAGCAGGAGAAACAGGTAGCGGACCTACATTTGGTGTAGACTACATAGTCAACTCATATATTAGAAACCAATTAGCTTATCGTAAGCAACTTGTACAAGATTTACAGACTATTGCATATACCTGTGAAGAATTACGAGCTCCTATTATGCACATTACTGGAGAAGTGTTTAGAAGGGGTATAAAAGTAGAACCTACTAAAGTAGACCCAGACAGTTCTCAAATAAAACGTCTCGTTAAATTTATGAAGAACTGTAATTTATTTGAGCAAGGTTTAGAAGAAGTTCTAAGACAGTTTCATTGGGATTTAAATACAGTGGATGATGCTTTTCTGTATTTTGCAAAAGAATATTATGATGCGGGTGATGGTAAATTAAATTCTAGAGTAACAGAAATTAGAAGAATCAATCCAGCATTAATAGAATATGACCTAGATGAAACAGGATTACCTAAGAACTCTCATTTCTTCTGTCCTTTACACAGACAGAATATATCAGAATCACCTGAAGAGTGTTCTGAAGAAGGTTGTGAACAAGAAAAACAACCTGCAATGTACAGATACTTATATAGGACTGAGGTTCACTATTTCTTAGATACAGAAGTGGTGCATCTATCTAAATTTAATCCAACAGAAACTTATGGTTGGTCTCCTGTATTAACAATATTTGAAAAAGCTCTCACACTTATAGGTATGGATAGAAACTTATATAGGTATTTCTTTGAAAGAAAGATGCCTGCATCTATGGTTATGGTAACTACAGATGACCCTGAAAGTTTAAAACGTGAAAGGGAAGCTATCGCCGCAAAAGTAAGACAAGACCCTAACTATATACCAATGGTTGCTGTATCTTCTAGAACTAATAGAGGTCGGGTAGATATGGTTAGAATGTTCCACACATTACAGGAGATGGATTACTTACCTGTGAGAGCTGAAATAAGAGAAAGAGTGTCTGCAATTTATGGTGTATCACCAGTATTCCAAGGTGCTCCTGATTCTTTTGGTGGATTATCTCAACAGACTACACAATTAACTGTGATGAGTCGAGTGGTAGAAAGAGACCAGAGACAAATCATGGAAAAAGTATTTAGTGCTATCTTGGACAACTTTGGTGTAACTGATTATAAATTAGTATTACCTAATCCAGAGGAAAAAGCAGAGGCTACTAGAATCGCTCAAGCACAACAAAGAACTGTAATAGCTAATCAATTATTACAAATGGGCTTTGATGTTGAACTTAAAGATGATAAAGTAGACTTAATGGATATAGACTTTATGATTAGTGGTGAACCTGTGCCTAGTGCTCAAATGCAAGGTCAGATGACTGCTATTCAATTAGACCAGCAGCAACAACAAGCAGCTGAACAAGAAGCTCAAAGAGCTGAACAATTTGATGCAGCAGCAGACATTGCTGAAAGTGAAACAGGCGGTGAAGATGAAGAAGTTGAAAATAGTTTAGAAAAAAATGTTTTAACTAATGATTCAAGAAGTCAACCTTTACAACAACCCTTTGCTAATATGAATACTGCAATCCCAAAAGGAAAAGGTAAGTTTGAAGGAAGAACTGCAGGAAGAACCCCAGACCATAATGATAAAACTCCTCTAGAAGAAAGAGATATTGAAGAGTATGCGGAAGCTAGAGAAAAAAAGTTTGAAGATAGAATGTATGGTCTAGCTAAAGCGACATCTACATGGACTGATAGTTTAGCTGACCAAGGGTATGATTTCCCTATAATTAAAGAAGTTTCATTAGATGGTAGTCAATTATGGTTTATTAGTAATGGAGTTGACTACATAGGTAACCTAGAAGCAAACGGAGTATCAAATATATCAAAAGCATCCTTTTCAGGTATGGAAGGTAAAAAATATTATGGAGACCAGTACCAAACTGAAAGAGGTGATGGTTCATCTAAAAATAAACCAGTCAACGTAGAAGAGGAGGAAGACGATGACTAAGAAGTTTTCAAAAAAAGACGCAGAGTATTCAGAAACACCAAAAGCTGCGTTACCTAAAAAACCGGGAGAACCCGACCAGTATGCTAATCACAACTATGAAAATAGAGAAGTAAGACCTGATGGTTCCACAGTATACTATTATGAAAATGGGGTAAAAGCAATACACCACCCACCACAAAAAACATCGTCAGGTTACCATAAAACTGCGGCAAAACATCATTTAGACGAAACTAAATCTTCAATTGATAGTGCTAAATATAAAAAAGCACTGTCACACTTAAGAGCCTTATCAGGACACAGCCAAGCCTTAGATAAGTTTAAGGATGAGTCTGGCACTAATGTAGAAAAACTTGCAAAAGAATTTGCAGGCACTGTGGCAGTAGCCAGTGACCCAGCTGTATTTACTCGGACTTATGGTGGCAATAATAAAAAAGGTAAAAGTGGGGTAAAAAAACTAGACGACTATTTAAAAAAAGAACTTGAACATAAAAAAGCAATGGTTAGTTTAGTAAAAGATGTACAAAAAGAATTAAAAAATGATGATACAATAGATATAATAAAAGCTGAAGATGAAGATTTTTACCAATTCCAAAAAGAATTAGATGAGGAATTTGCATCTAATGACTAATTTAAATAAATTTTTAGAATTTATGGAAACTGACTTGACCCGAAAGAAAAAAGGTGTTAAGGTCAAATTAAATAATATGCCTTTTTTAAATCACTATAAAAAATCTAAAGAAGGTAGAGTGGAAAACCCACCTAACAGAAAAAAAACAATTGCGTATGGTTCTAAGAGAACTCCTAGACCAGACCCGCAAGGATATAGAAATCCACCTAATAGGAGGACCCCTAATCCAGAAGATTAACAATAGTAAAGGATAGATAACATGACAACATTCGTCATACCAGAAGAGGCAAAAGAAGAGATAGTAAAAAGAAAGATGGCAGGAGCAACATGGAGTGCTTTATCAAGATGGGTAGAGGATAGATGGGGTGTAGCAGTTCACCGAACTACACTACAGAAGTGGTACGATAGAGAAGTAGAGCTACTCGATGAACAACAGTCACAAGACATGGAAGATATGCAGACAGATTTTACACCTGAAGCACATGTTAAACTGGCTAAAAAAGTAGAAACTTATAAAGCGGAATCTAGATATTGGAAAAAAGTTGCAGAAGCAGCTATCAAAAAAGACGCTAAAGAAAATCTTCTAATAGAATCAATTAAAAAATTTACCCCTTCATATAAAGAAGTAAAGAAATATAAACGCCGAAAGCCTACAGGTAAGATAAAAGGGGACAGCACACAGTCCATGATAGCCCCACTCACGGATACCCACATTGGTGATAATGTAGAATCTGACCAGATGTTAGGCTTAAATGAATATAATATTGATGTATTTAATAAAAGATTATATGGATGGGCAAATCAAATTATTACATTAGCAGAACTTAGGCGTAATTCCGCAGACGTTGGAGAGCTTATAGTTCCAATGTTAGGTGACATGATTAGTGGGGATATCCACGAAGAGTTAGCACGGACTAACAATGACCACTGTATGGGACAAATGATTAGAGGAGCTAACCTTATATCACAAGCACTTATGCTTATAGCTCCACACTTTGATAAAGTAAGGGTTGCATGCGTAGTAGGTAATCATGGTCGTATGACTAGGAAGCCACCTATGAAAGATAAGTACATGGACTGGGATTACATGTTGTATCAGTGGATTGCTGTATTCTGTCAAGAGCAGAAAAACATAGAGTTTCACATTCCAAAGTCTTTTATGACTACAATCAAAGTATGTAACAGAGATATCTTATTAGCACACGGAGACTTCATCAATGGTGGTGGAAGTGGCACTGCAATCAGTCGAGGTGTAAATAACATGCGAAATGTTATGGCATTTAGAAAAGGATTAGTAGATGAAATGCAGCAATTACAAGACAATGCTTTAGAAAATGTGCCTGATAAATTTGAAACAGCCTTACTTGGACATTTTCATAGAGTAGACGAAGTTGATATAGGAACGGGAGCTGTACATATCTGTGGTTGCATGAAGGGTGGAGATGAATATGCTATGCAAAGAGTTCAAGCTATTAATAAACCAAGGCAAATAGTTTTATATTATCACCCTAAATACGGCGAGATTGGTAAAGAAATTGTTTACCTAAACAGATATGATTCTCGTAAGGGTCAATTCAATGACATACTACCTGATGTATGGTCTAAAACTTTTAAGTAAACAGGTTTAAAGTAGTATAATAAGTACAAAGGAGATTTATTATGGCTACAGCTGAACAAAATGCTGCTTTTAGAGCTTTTATAAAAGAATTAATAGAAAGATTTGCTACTAATGTGTATGAAAACTCACAAGCGTCAGTCCCTGTAGTTACTGGTGAATTAAAAGCTTCTGGAAGTCTTAGAAAAATAAATAACGGTTATGAAATTAAATACTCAGCTCCTTATGCATCGTTAATTGATGGTATGGGGGAGGATTTTACCATGATTTTTAGACGAGGTGATAAACCTTTTAGATTTCCAAAATCTCCTCAGACCGCTAGTGGTTTTGTTTCAAATAGTGTTAAAAATACTGCTGAAGAGGGCATGCGTTCTTTGATTTATGCGGCTAATGGTGGTCCAGCTTCAGCTCAATATAATTTTTACATACAATAGAAAAGGATAACAGAAATGGTAGACATCGAAAACGTAACAGATGAACAGGAATGGCTAATAGCTAGACATTCTAGGATGGTAGGTAAGATTTTAGACCTAGTAGAGACTGCAATGCCCGAAGGTAAACAGTGTGAAAAGCTTAAGAAACTACTACAAGTTCCACTATACGACTTTAGAAATGATATGCTGCGTTTACAAAGCGGTGACGCAGACATAAGTATCGTTGAGTAAGCGTATATTTTTTTATATTTCTATATAAATTAGTATAATATAAGTGTACATAAATTATATTATGTTTTAAGAAGGTCGGGGGTGGCTTAGACCAACCTTTTTAGGTCGAAAATTAATTTATAGTTAAAAAAAACATCAAGAAAGAAGGAGGACATAATATGTCTGACGAAATTCTAAATAGAATTGAAAAGCACATGGAAGGTACGCAGTTAGGATTAGCTGCACTATCAGAAGTGTTGCAAAAAATGGATGCAAGAATCGAAAACGAAGCAGAAGCTTCATACGAACTTGCAAAAGCAGAAGAAGAAGCTTTGGAAAAAGAAGCTTTGGTGAGAGATATTGCTAAGGCAGTATTAATCGAACTATCGGACCAAGGTATGGATGTTGACGGTACTGACATCGAAAACGTAGGAAAGCCTGACCCGACCAAAGGTGCAACTGCTACACCTAACTACATTGGTGACGCTGATGACTCATCTGAAACTGTAACGCCAAGAACTGATATCTCTGAACAACAGGCATCAATCATGGCTGAAAAGAAAGAAGATGAAAAAGAAGAAGAAAAAGCGTACACTAAAATGGGTATGAACAAAGCAGAAGGTGAAGAAGACAAAGACAAAGAAGAAGGCGATGAAGAAGAAAAAGCTATGGGTTTCCCTAAGAAAGAGAAAGCCATGCACGAAGGCGGAGATGAAGACAAAGAAGATGACGAAGGTGACGATGACGATGACGTAAAGAAATTATTCAAACAAATGAGTTCTTTACAGAAACAAATCGAATCATTAGACATCTCTAAAGCTGTCAAAGACGAATCCGAGAACAGACTACGAAAAATGGGATTCAAGGAAGAGAATGGATTACAGAAACCACAATTGACTAACGTGTTTGGAGCAGATGAAACTCCAATCAAGAAGGCTCAAAATGTGAATGATGTAGTCGACCAACTTACAAACTTGTCTTACAAAGAACTCAGAAAAATGCAAGAGTTCAAGAGACAAGGTTTAACAGAGAACTTGCCAGACGAAATAGCAAATCTCTAAACTTAAATTAAAACTAGAAAAACGAGGAGATAATAATTATGCCTTCACTAAGTGAATACATAGCTCAATCGAATAGAGGACTAAACCAGTCTGTATTCGGTCCTGAGTACTTATCAAAAGCGTTTAATGCAGCGAACACAGGAACTGCTGATGCAATCTATACGACTACATCTGCGGATAACGTGTTCACGTCTACTTTCGGAAGAAAAGTATGGCAGTCATTGAACAACCAAACTCGTTTCTTCAACGCAATCCCAAGAACAGTTTTCGGTAACACCGTTGGTTGGAGGGTGAGAACAGATAGAGGTACACAAAGGTCTCGACCAATAACAGAGACTGGTAGTTTACCAGATATCGATGTTTCAAACCTAGAAACAATCTCTAGCTTGCCTAAGATTATTTCTACTTCATTCGGTGCTTCTGTGAAAGCAATGTACACTGCCCAATTAGAAGGTGGTGTCGGTGACGTATTAGCGTTGGAAAACGAAAACG